TGGCCCCTTGTATCGCCAGTGTACATAATCCCGCGCACAATATAAACGCCATCCGTTGCGATGCTGGCAGGTTGTGCTGTGGTGCCGCTTAGCGTGATATTTCCGTCCGTGTTCTGGTCGGTGATCTGACCACCAGCCATCGCAATATCGTTGTTCGACAACGCGGTACGATAGACGGAAGCCTGATCCAGCTGAATGAGCCCGTTAACCCGGATGTTCGGATTAATAAGAGCGCGGACGTTTACGCCGTTGCCGATGGTCTGCTGCGGCATGCCGATAAGCCCGGTGGCGCTGCTGAGCACAATCGCGTCGTGAACATACTCGTTATTCGCCACCATCTGGCGCTGACCGTCCACAAATTGCCATGTTGCGCCACATTGTCCGGCCACGTTATCCATAAGATGCCGTGTCATGCCGAACAGCACCCGCCCTCGAGGGAATACGGTAGCAGGCATTTCAGGCGTCAGTCCTTCGGTCGCGCCTTTGGCCTCAAAGTCTTTCATCAGCGCACGGTTCACATCTGCGACCGTGTAACCGGCCGCCAGCGTCTGCGAGGTTATACTGGTGGCAAATGCCAGATCCGTATCTGCTGCCTGAATCAGGACATAGGAATCAATAGGGCTGTCTTTTCCTGTGACCGAGTAGCGAATTTCTCCGCTGAAAATCAGCCCGTAGTTGCGGCCATCACTCTGGCCCACATCTGCCGCGTCGACTTCGCGCACGGTCACGACGTCGCTTGCCGCCACCTCCGGCGCGATACCGTCGTAACCGGCAATCAGCCGCACTTTCGAAAACTCCTGCCCGGTAATTCGGTTCACAGTATCTGCCGAGAGGTTATAAATTTTGATAGTCCCTACCCGGGACGCGCTGCTGATGTTGAACCAGTCGATCGTAAAGGTGACTTTGAAATCACTTAGCTCAATTCCCTGACCGTTCCCGTCCACAAGCTGCAGCTCGAAATGTCTCATCCAGTTCTGTGACATGCTTACTCCGTTGATACCAGTAAATGACTGCGACCGCCCAGATCAGTTTTCGTGGGATAATCCTGTGTGTTGTCATCGCAGACCACCACCAGCTTAAAACCAAGCCCCATACAGGCGTACTGCGCCAGCAGATCAGCGCCAGTGACGAGAGGAATACCGGAGATTACCGGCTCTCCTCTGTCGTTCTGCAGGTCCATAATCCAGTAAGGATCGCGCCATATGATGCTAATCTGCCAAGTGACACCACCCAGGACGATGCTGAACTGCTGGTTGTCCGCTGTCAGCGGAATTTCCTGAATTGTCATTAGCCGCCTCCCAGTAATGACGCCACGTTACCCGTAATGCTTTTCAGCAGTGAAGTATCTGGAGGCTTTGTGGTTTTGTTGCCGCTGTTCTGTACCGCCGACGTGCTGGCCCCTTCCTTCATGTTGGTTTTATCCGCGACGGTAATCTGCTGTGTCCGGGAGATAATGACCTCCCTCAGGGTGAGGACGGCGGACAGGACGTTTTCGGTTGTCTTGTCCGTCGTCACTTCCAGCGCCCGGATCAACATGTTGCTGTACAGCCGTTTACCGGTTACCACATCGAAGGGGATACGGCTTTCCTGCAGATCCAGTAGCTCCTGATACGTCTGCTGAGGACTCAGGCCGAGCAGGCTGGTAGCCGTCAGATTACTGGCAAAATCCAGCAATGCGCCGCCACCGGCGAAACCAACCTCCATCACCACTTCTGACGGTTTTTTATAGGCATGATCAGCGACAGCGGCCCCGACCTCTACCGGATGCTCTGTTATTTCAAGCATATCTGTATGCTTCTCTGAAATAACAATACTGGGAACAATCATTCCTATTTTTCTGCTCTGCTGATGAAAAAGTGTAGAGAGAATATCCACTAACCCACCCTCACCTGATTACTTCGCATGACCTGAGCATTTGCAGACTGTTGCCGACGTGCAACCTCATTACCGACAGCGTGCGGATCTCCGCCACCGTAAATGTGGTAAGTATTTTGCTGGTTAACCTCTGTCATTTTGCCACTAATTCCCGCCACGGCAGCCTTATTAATCAGCTCTCGAGAATAGATATTTCTTCCATTTTCATGCTGGATAATGCTGCTCATCAATGCTGACATGGTTTGCGGATCGCTCATATTCAGGGCAGCCCGGGGATCCACTCCCAGTCGTTGCGATACAGCCCTGATATACGCAGTTGTGTTGTTATTATCAGACGCAGGTGCCCAGGTAGAGATAATTTTCTCCACACTGTTTATTCCCCGTCCGGCGTACAGCATTAACTGACGAGCAAGAGCCCGTAATCCATCAAAAGCAGTTTCAAATCTGGCAAATCGCCCGCCCGGGCGTTCAAGAGAAGCCCCTGCCTGACCAGCAAAATTAAGGTTTCCCGGATTGTTATTCCGTTCTCCTCGTTTCGTAGCCTGTGCATATTGTTCCGGCTCATCATCACCAAACCAGCCGCGTACCGTCCGGCCCACACTGCGGGGATCGAATCCCCAGTGCTCTTTAATCCAGTCGGCAGTACTGTTAGCGCTGTCTGTAACCATCGGCATCGCTGACGGATTTTCGCTGCCCTGATTAAGTATCTGTTTGCCGATGCTGACGGCATCAGCCCAGCGGCCATCTTTGATAGCGTTGAGCAGGTCGGCGATCATGTTCAGCATTTTGCTGAATTCGCCCATCTGGTCGATGAAGTTGCTGAAATCCCACTTCAGGGACCATGATTTGGGGTCAATATTGAGCAGTTTCGCCAGCGCTTTCACCAGTTCATTAACAGACCCTTTCAGGTCACGAACCATCTTCAGCGCGGCATCGACCTCCGGCTTCCACTTGCCCCAGTCAATCAGGCTGTCGCCGCCTTCCTTCCAGGTCTGATAGTCCTCCCACAGAAGGGCAATCCCCGCCGCCAGCGCGGTAATGAGGCCAATCGGCGACATCCAGAACGTACTGTTCAGAATGCGCAGCGCAATCGTCAGCGCGCCAAACAGCGAGATGAGCTCCCGCGTTTGCTTATCCAGCGATTGCCACCAGGTGATAAGGCTGGATGTTCCCTCAATTAGCCTGAAGAACAGCCGCCCGATGATGTCTCCGAGCGCCAGAATGCCTTTTATGGCTTTCGTCAGGGTCTGCTCGATGCGCGGGAAGTTATCGAGGATGTGGCGGCGCAGTGTGTCCAGCGAACCCGCCAGACCACCAGCAAGATTAGAGCCGATTTTGTCACGGGCCATACCTGCCATCGCGCCGAACTCGCGCAGGGAGGTCATGAATTTGTTGGAGCTTCTGGCCGCCTCGTCAGCATTGAAGCCGATAGCTTTCGCCATTGCGCTGTACTGCCCGGAGAAATCACCCACACCCCGGCGCATCGCCATGAGGGTATTTTCGTCAATGCCCAGCATCTGCGCATACTGGTTAGCCCGGTAATACGGCATGCTGCTGAGCTTCTGTCCGACACCCGTAAAAATAGCGGCCATGTCGCGCATGTTGCCGCTGGCGTCACGGGTCTGTACGCCCAGGCGATTCAGAAAGCCTTCTGCACCGGGATTGTTACGAATAAACCGGGAGAGGCTTTCCAGAGAAGATCGCGCAGCGTCCACGCTGCCGCCAATCTGCGAAACCGCATAGCCAATAGACTGAATCCCCTGAACCGTCGCGCCGGTGCGCTGTGACGCCCAGTAGAGATTATCCAGACCGGAGGCGATCTTGGCCGTGAAGGCCACCACGGACAGCGCAGCTCCTTCAACAGCCAGCCCCATTTTGATGACATTTGTAGTTGTACCGGCGAGGACAGAACCGAATTTTTTCGCGCCTGCATCATCCACACTGAAGCCAAGCGAGACAAGGAAATCTTTAATAGTTTCAGCGTTCATTATCCTCTCTCCATTTCTCAATGCGCCGCTGGTTATCCGCTTTTACCGCCAGATGGTCATTCAAGAGAGCAATGTCATACAAATCGACAGAGCCATCTTTAAGTGCTGTATAAGGAATTAACCCGGCGTCAACCGGATTGAGAAGGTAGGACAGCCCGTCCGGCAGGCTGTTAAACGTCAGCCCTGTTGCAGGCTCTGCGTCGTGCTGGTAAGGGGTGTAGGCAAAAAATTTCCCAGCGAATTGGCGACCACCCGCGCCACCAGCTGCAGCATGGTTAGCAGGTCGATATCATCGAACATCAGCTGACCGCTGTTGAATACCGGCGTCCATCCGTCCATGTGCTTACGTGACACTACGGCCAGGCAAGGATGAATAATCGCGTTGGTATCTTCTTCAGTCAGGGAAGACAGTTCCTCAGCGATACGCGGGAGCATGGCTTCAAACACCGGTTTTAACTGCTCGAATTTCACGGTGTCGATTTTGCCGTCGGCAGGCAAACGGGAGCGAATGCTCCCGAAATCTGACATCATTCCTGCCAGCACCGGCAGAAGTTTGCGGGTCACTTTCAGTTGATCAAAAACGCTGAGTTTTGCCGCGCGATATTTCACGCCTTTGATTTCGAATTCCATGTATTAAAACTCCCCGAGAACCTGGTCAATCTTGCCGCAGTCAAACACCCACGGCATCGTATTACCGGCCTTAGCGTTGGCGTTATCCGGCTGTTTCTGGAACGCCACGCTGCGCGCCGTGATGATGTCTCCGCTCACCTTGTTTCGGATCACAATGACGTTGTTCCCCCAGGTGGCAGAAGACTGGCTCTGTGCGTTATACGCCAGCGACAATTTTTTATTTGTCGGTGATGTCTTCAGAAGGTTAACGGTAATCGTCCCGCTTTTATCTGCATGGAGACTGTGCATCACTTCGCCATCAGCACCGATGGTCATGGTGTTTTTAGGACCGCCCATCGCAACCACAATCCCCTCTTCAGAACTTGCCGAACCGTACCCGAGATCAATCGAACCTGTCGGCCCGGTCAGCGTCGCAGTGACATCCATAAAAGAATAGGTAGACATTCACTTCCCCTTAGCGAACAACGTTAATCTGTACGTCAGCGTAATGAACCGCGCCTGCAAGTTTTATTGCAGCCTGAATCACCGGAGCCTTACGGGCTTCACGTTCTGATTGTGCCTGTTCATCCAGCGGCTGGGCGTATACGTAATAACCTTTGGGCAGCGTGTCACCTGATGACAACTGGCCAAGGTCGCCACCGTTCCATACGCCCGGAGCAATCAGTCCATTCTGAACGGCCTGATCCAGTGATTTTTCAACATTTGATAACAGTCGGGTAATACCGGCTTCAGTCTGGGGAACCTTCGTGGTGCTGGTATAAAGCAGGTTATAGAGGTTGGTCTGCACATAATTCTGTAACCAGTCCAGGCCGTGGCGTTCATCAAAGAAATCGCCGTTAGCCATCACTCCCTGCTGGATGATAGCTGTATCATTCTGGTAGTACACGAACACATTGCAGTTTTTTGCATCAAGTGCCGATGCCTGGCTGACTGTCAGTGTTTCATACCCGACACCCGGCTCCTGCTTAAACTTGAGCGTAATCGCGGTATTACTGCCATTGAAATTAACCGTGAATGCCCGGCCAAATGCAGATAACGCAGCGTATTTATTACCCGATGAATACTGAATAAAACTGCGTGAATATCCGGCGGTTTTCAGTTTTGATGCCAAATCATCTCTGGATGCAGTCTGCAGGCATTTCTCATCGCTTGTCGTAATCGCCAGAATACGGCTTACAGAAGAGGATTCGATCGCCGCAGCCACTTTCAGCCAGTCTGCATCCGGAATATCTGCATCGTCTGCAATCCCCAGCCCATACCATGAAGTATAATCAAGTATGGCATTCACAGCCTGCTCCAGCGTCTCAGGCGTGGCCTGTTCGCTGTCTCCCTTCGTTTTCACCCAACGACCAACAAAAACCTCCTGAGGTTTCGGTGATTGTGAGAAAAACACCTGCGCAGCTTTATATTCTGGTGATTCCACGCCAAAATCTTTTCCAATATCTTCCGCGGCAGAATAACGACGAATGCGCTCACTTACCGGAATGATTGTGGACGGGCCGAGAATGAGTAATGCACCAAAATTTCGCCCTGATGCTGCACGCAGCGACATGATCACATCAACATTAACAACGTTTGATACAGGCAAGCCCTGTGCCATAGCTTAATCTCCGAAAAAGATGACTGGTGCTTCCACCAGCGATTTAATACCGTACTCGCGCACAACCTTCCGGCGCAGACGCACCGTCATATCGTAGCGGCGGACCCATTGCTGATTAATAAGTTCAGGGAAGGGAGTCAGACCTGTGTAATCGCCAAGAGACAGCCCCAGCGCATTCAGTGCTGCATTGTTCTGCGGTACAGATATACCGTCACGAAACCGGGACGCATACACCATCCCCGCCGGTCCATAAAACGAAGCCATACACTCAATCATTTCATGCCGCCAGAGCTGAGAGCCATCATCGGTCTGTCTGGTGAATGCCGGGCTGTCATCACCTGACCATCCGATAACCCCAAACGCACACCAGTTCGTTTCAGCCGGTAGCAGTGGCGGCTGCTCTTTCTGCCAGCGCGGACGAACCATCCCGGCAGACAGACCGGAAACGTTACGCATCCACTGGCTTAACAGCCTGTCGAGCGCTTCGTCATAATCCGGATCGCCACTGGTTGGTATCAGCCATCCGCACTCTGTGCTGGTGTTATTGCTCAACCGGAATTCCCCCATCAAACGGCAGCAACTCACAATGCGCCTGAACGAATCCGGCACCATAAGCTGTATACGGGTCGACGAAGGTCACACGGTAATCACGGCCCTGATACGTCACGATATCGGCATCACGGCCAGTCTGGCCCTGCGTCAGTCGCTCAGTCGTCACAATCAGAATTGCACCACTGATTACCTGCCCGGCCTGCATACGACGGTTTTCCAGAGAGCGATCAACAGTAACGACTCCGGCAAACTGCTTTTTAACTTCGCTGTCGCTGCCGATCCCGTCCTCATCCACCGTTTGCACACGGCGTGTTACCCACAAATTGAAGTCGCAAAAATCGGGGTCAAAAAGCACATCTGTTACATCAAGAGTCGGCATCTTTATCCCTCACAACATGGGTAATAGCTCTGCGATATTGCCCGGTATCAATTAATGGTTTCGCCAGTTCGGTTCCCGGAGATTCGCCAGCAGCACGCCGGGCAAGTTCCAGTGTTGCCCCCTTGCGCCCCCGACGAGCCCTGGCTTCAACAGTACTGTCAGCAAGCGGCGTAAAGCCGGTAATGGTCATGTAACGCCTGACGCCATTAGCGGCCAGCGTTCCGGCACGGTTGAGTGAGCTTTCTGCTCCCGCAGCATTACCATCAAGTGCAGCCTGCGCCGCGACTTTGAGCTGCGGCACCGTCTGCTCTTCTGCCGATTTAACGCCGGGAACCAGGTGAGGTCGTGGCGGGATGTTCTGCTCTGGTGAGCCGTATTCGTTGAGGTAACCGATGCCCGCATTACCAAACGGAACATCATCCCGCCCGCTGTCTTCCGAAGGGATGCCGACCAGCACATCTTTTTTGGTTAACGACCTGAGCGCATCCAGAATGGCCTTAGCGTTATCCACCCTCGTTGTTACACCGCTTTTGAAACTCATAGCTGGCGACCACCTGCACCGAACATCGTGATCAACTGATAAAATTCAGCGCCATATCGGGTGTTATTCCAGAAACCTGCATCAGGATTCAGCGTCGCGCTGGTGTCATAACTGACGCTTACCTTATCCACGGACTTTGAGGACTGAACACCATT